ACACGGACACATGTGTATGTCTCTGGCGGACACGCAAAAAAAAAAAAAAAAAAAAAAAAAAGACCCCGACCGAAGTCGAGGCCAAACATTTGTTCACCTACTGGAAAAGAGGGTCGAAGACAAATTCCCCAAAATCTACGCACTCTATCTGGTTAATGTCATACTTTAAATAATTTCTTTTCGCAGTATTAATCGCTTGCATAATTAAATACACTTTTTTCTCTGAAATTTTAATAGAACCCTGCACCATTGTGAACAAATTTGCTTCTCCTGCTGTATCAGTTTCTTTACCTCTCAGAATCACACTACACGGGAACGTACAATCTGTCGCATTGAAATGAATTGCGGGACTATCAATAGTACCCACTTCCAATGGAGTACCGTCCAGTTTTAACCCAGGTATATTTATTTCACTGAGTTTAAGTTCCAGACATCTCACTTTGGCAGTGCCATTAAAAATGGAATACCTAATTTTCGCACCACCTTTACCGGGAATATTTGAAGTCTTTGTAAATGTCGTACCATACTCAATACTGTTAATTGGTTTAAAATAAAGCCCGTCAAACGCTCCAATCACCATATTCAGAATATTCTTCTGCCCTTGGTCGGACGGGTGCACGCCGTCATTTGAAAAGGAGGATTCATACAACATTCCCTGATACGCAGGGATAACACTGAACCCTAACTGAGCCGCCGAGTACATCCAGATTTTAATTGCTTTAATCACACTGATATACGTGGTTGATGTGTGAATCCCCTGCTGGTGTCCTTCCCACGTCCAACCCATAGGACACACAACAACATTTTTACAGTTTTCGAAATTGTTTGAAATGGCACTTTGAAAATCAACCATGCCCTGACTGATATCACTTTCAGGAGCATTTCGGTCGTTATAGCTACCACCTACAATTACCTTTACAACATTTGTTTTGTCATTCGTTGTCATACTGGCAGCTACCGTGTTTAACATACTGGTGAATGTCTTTGTTCCGTCCGCTTTAAAACCATAACCACCAATGGCACTCAGTTTCACTGTATATCCATTTTTTTCGAGGGCATTTTTAAGCATATATGCCCACGAATTTTCTTTATTAGAGAGGTTTTCCCCTGCACCGTAACTGTCGCCCAAAATAAGAACAGTAGGTTTATTAACTCTCGCCAACGCACCCTGTAATAATGCATCTGAAATGATTTCTGAAAGCTCACCGCTAGTTTTCATTTCCTCTAGGATTTTTCGTACTTCCTTGTCAATTTCAAGCTTTGCAAAATAATCTGTCACATACTTCTTTAATTCCTCAAAGTCGCCCTGTAAATTGGAGAAATCACCCTGCATTTCGACCCACTCGTCTACTAACTTCTTTACCGTTTCAATAATCCATGTCAAGTTCATTTCATGAAAATTTGTATACGGGAATTTAAACATTTTCTCACACTCCTTAATATACCAATAAGAAAAACTCTTCTTTAAACAATTCAGTAATCTTACTTAATGCACTCATAGATTTTTCAAGCTTGAAATCCAGTACTTCAAGTTCCGACATCCCTGTAGACCTTGTTTCTTTTTCCGTTTCTGTCGTTTCATTTTTAGAATTTTTTGCGTTGTTATTTGTCTCATCATAGCTTGCTTTTCCCCCATAAGTAATGGTTGTGCTTCCTTTATCCACAAGTGACGTAGAATTAAACCCTGCCACTTTTTCGGCTGTTGAATCTGTCCCACTCGTCCCACTATTACTTTCCTGTTTTAAATTTTCTTTATCTTCTGTTTCAGATTTTCCTTTCCTGTCTCTCGTAATCGTTTCTGTTTTTACACCCTCTGTCGTGGAAATAGCAAGTTCTATATCATAGATGATTGAGAACAATCTCTCATTCACTGAAGCCCACGAATTTAAAGCCAACGCCATTTCAGTAGGTGACGGTATCAGAACTTCCAGTTCAGCACATTTCAACAACACATAGTTCTGAATATTATCCTTTCCAATATCATTCACCATATTGATAGGTAAATGGCTTATGAAATTATCTTTTAACAGATTCTCATTCCATGCTAGCAGACCCTGCAAGTAAAGTTCCCCGGGCATTATTCCCACCCCCTTCATTGTGACGCAATTTAACGCTGAGGTCAAGATTGAACATTTTGTTGGTTTGCTCAACCCCCTCTTTTAGTGTTTCAAGCCACAGTTCCGCTTTTGTGAAACATTCAATATTGTTGCTGTTCACTTCATCCACTATCATACGTTCTTTCTTGTCGCTTCTTATGTTCGGGATACCAACCTCATTACAGAACATTTCTTCCCACCGTCTTAACGTGTCCTGTAATTCTGGGGCAATAAAATTCTTTTTTAAGTCATTGTTAAAAAAATCTAATGGGATATTGTCATTTCCCATTTTCAGTTTTTCATCATAGAAAACCCCTAGCTCACCCCTCATCACATGGTCAAGAATTTTCTTCATTGATTCAGCCTGACTTTTTCCTCTCACAGCGAAAAGGAATGATAGCTTGCTATTCATGATATTCATTTCACACGTTTCAGCAGTCATAGCCATATTATCTGCATAGTAATTTACGATATCAGAAACACCACTATAATTTGGCTGTAATCTGATGAGAGAACACTGAGTGCCAATTTTAGGTTCTAAAATTCCAGTCAATAGAGGATTGACAATTATGGCATGTGTGGGATTGTAATAGATATTATACCCTCTCAATCCACAATGCTGACATATAACACCAAACTTGTCCGTATTCACAATTGCCAGATAGCCATTTAAAAACAACGAGTACAGAAAATAATTCTTATCCCACATTTCAGGTAACTCAAATTCAAACACAGACATAACTTTCTCGAGTAAATACTTCTTGAAAAACGTGAACATTTGAGTGTTTTTTGTGTGAAGAGTTGACGGACTGTAAGACGAGTTAAACAAGTTTATCATTTCATAACTGTATGGCATCATATCACCCCTTTATAAATATTGAACTCCAGTATTGCGCTTTTACATATCTATCAGGCTGATTCAGGTCACCGGGTCTGAGATAATTGTACATGAACGCATTTGTTAGATATTTTAAATCATAGTTTCCAGTTGCCCATTGTCTCCATGTTATTGGATAACTAGATGTCTGATACCACTGTGGTTCAATACCTCTATGTGCATCCCCCACACTTTCCTGATATTCAGCAAACAAAACAGCACACTGCTTTCCCCCATCATACCAATCATCATGCCCCCCGTACAGCACGTCTAAAACTGTGAGAAGATTCTGACCGGGTGTCCACTGTACAAGACCTCTTCCCGGGCCTGCCGGAGTAGTGCCGCCACCAACTTCAATTAATCCGGGATTCATGGTACTTTCTTTTTCCATGTTCCCCAAAAGTGCCATTCTTGCTGTCGCACTCCATCCTCTTTCCTTAAAGTAGTTGTTAATATTGGCTGCATTTTGCTTCATTTGTTCTAGTGTAAAATATCCGTTCTCTTTGTCTGTAACTATCACATTCCATTTTCCAGACGGTAGGGGGATTTCTCCACCGTTACCCCCAGAGCCACCAATGGAAAGACCTATTAATAATGCTGAGTTGTCATTTCTGATGTTTCTATGCATAATAAACGCCCCCTTCTAACAATGATTTAACTCTTGATATCTCATCTGAATAAGCCCCTGTAATATTCATGTCCCCATGTTCTACCAAATAATATCCGGTTCCCAGTGACTTAAAAGTACCACGTTTCATATACGGTCTCCCATTTTCACTGTTGTCCTCGTCAGTGACTGTTAGGAAATATTGAAAAAATGATATCCAACCATCGGTTCCTATAGTTGAGCCGTTAGACCCTTTTGACGACACTGTAGGAAGGAACTCATTTACAGCGTTCCCGATATACCCAACTCCTTTCATGAGTTGAACGGAAGCAATACTACCGAGTGCGGCTACAGATGATATCACACCCTCAAGAGGATTGTTTCTAGCTTCATTTATTTGAACAGGAACACCATACATGCCAGAACTATAGCCGAGTAGTGCATTATTATTAGTAAACGAGATATCGTATACACCTGTTCTCGGGTCTATTCGGAAATCTACATTAATTGGAGCGCTAATATTTATTTTATTGGTGTCAATTTGCATCACCCCAAATAGTCTCGAGGCTATTTCCAACCGATGATATGCGCCGTGGTTCAGGTAATCACCTCTAGAAGCCTGAGGATGACTTGACAAGGTCACACTCCGTCGTAGTTTGTATGCTAAAAGTGTATTCAATTTTGTACACACTGCAGGAATTTTCCAATATCCTAACGGAAGTTCTGACACTTCTGTTCCGCCGGGTATACCAAAAGGCATCCACATACAATTTGACACGTACTGGAATGGGTTCATAACAATTTTAACAATGGAATCTTTTATTCCTGATTCTTTGATATCAGCCCAATCTATGTCGCCGAATGCTTTCTGGCAGAACGTTGTGAAATCTGTTACTTGAAATTGGTAATATTCTAATGCACCCTCTTGACCTACTACTGTCAGTATAATGAACCCTGTTAACCAACCTGTGCTTGCACCTTCTGGCAGTACGCTAATTTCTTGCGCCTTTTTTGTGTAACCAGATTTTGCGGGGTAAAAATTGTCTATTACAGAACCATCAAAAGTGGCACTGCTTCGTAAAATGTAGAATTCTTCTTCTATGATTTTGCTTTTGAAGCTTGCTAATACATCACACTCTAATGAACAAATCCATAGACCCTCTTCAAACGTCCAGTCTTTTACAAAATAATATCTGTTAAACTCTTCAACATAACAGTAATTCAAATTAGTCGGATTCCCAGAAGCATCGTTATATTGTACACTCAGCGTTGGACTTGAAATAGAAGAGGGGCTTCGTAAAGCCCCGGTTCTAGTCACAACAGCAGAAGAATCTGGAGGAACCCATGTAGAATTTTTACGTTTTCCTACATTGTAAAAATGAACTCTCATGCTGTCACCACCTTATTAATCTAATAAGAACACAACTCCATTTTCGGTGAAGTCGTTGTAGTATCTGTCATTGAAATGCCAGAAAATGTTGCTGTATCCACCTCTTGCATTAAACGGTGACGGTGCAGACCACTCGCCATAAGTTGTGATACCAACTGCTTCTTCATCGAATAATACTCCGAAAATATTAGAAGTGGCTGTACCTTCAGAATCAGAAACAACATTGCCGGAAGCATTCATGTATGATGCTTTTACGTGGATACCGTCAGGGGTGTCAATGTTCTGCCAAAATCCGACTTTCTCGTGGTCAGCCATTTTCAGATAACTGTCGTTAAAGATAGAGGACATAACAGTAGCATCAATATTGTTAAGTTCCTCTGAATACAGATACAGTTTCTGTTTGTTGTATGGCGTATGTCTGGAAATCTCTTTTCCTGTCACGTTAATGTGGAACTTTTGTGTTCTCTCAGACATCCAGTCAGACACTGTTTTGATGTAACCTGTCACCCACTTCATGAACGGCACAAAATTTTCTGGCTGTTTTACCGTGTCAGTTGTCAGTGAAGTTCCTGCTACATCATTGTATTTTGTCACAAGATGAATAACATTGTCTGTGTCCCCTTTAACTTTACCCCCGATAAAGTTCGCAAGCGTCATTCTTGCTGTTGCTTCATGTGCCTGTTCAATTAAATCAGACGCATTTGTCATAATCATAGTAACAAATCTCTGAAATTCCTGTTCATTTTGTAAAGCAACGTTTAACTGGTCTCTAAACAGTGTAATCTGTCTCTGGTAAACGTTCTGCCCATAGAAATTTGTCTGTAGTATTTTTGGAATAGCCACCGCCTGGTCGTCCACACTCTGTCCGTCTTTTAAGTTGTATCTATCCTCGTTATCCCAATCGGAATCCGCAATATTGAGTTTCCGCACGTGATTTCCGAATTTCATGCTATCCTGATATAAACCCTTAAACTTTCGTGAATATGGTCGGATAGAAAAAATGGTTCTACTGAGAACCTGAGAAATTGCGTTTAACAGCGGGTCGATTCCTACCCCTAGTGCTACTGTAGCGACAGAAGTAAAACTGTTAGTTGCAATCGCGCTAATTGTTTTTTTTCCTGTTACCTGATTTACAATTTCATTCAGAACGGCTGCACCATTAAAACTTGCCACGTTTGGCGCTCCCGCTAGTAAGCTTGACCCTGTACCCATAATATCACTCCTTTACTGGTGGATTAATAATTGATGCTAACATATCGTCTGTTGTCGGTGGTTCTGGAATCTGAGAGTTACTCAGGTTACCCACCTGAATCAGTCTTGTGATTTCATCTAACCGATTGTCAAGAACGCCCATACGCTGATTAAAAACGTCCTGAGTATTACCCGGAACCTGTGCCGGAACTGGTACTGGTGCCGGTGCTTGTGCCGGTGTCGGTGTCAGAATCGGAGCCGGAGCCGGGGCCGGAGTCGGAGTCGGAATTGGCCCTGTACCTGCAATCTTGATGATGTCCTGTTTACTAAATCCTGCCCCTGCAAGGGCGATGATATCCTCGATTTTCATGTTGTCACTCCTTTTTTTATTAAATATTTTTTATTACAAAAACCTGCATAAATCTTTCCGCTGTCGGAGTATTCACAAAGATACCAGTTCATAGTGATATCTGTGAACCCGTAACAAAAAATAGTACGTCCTTTTGGCATCTCTACAATGATATCTGCGTTTGTATCTGGTTTATCACGCAACATCAGAGGGGAACTCTTTGTGCTTATCTTGTATTCACCATATACGTCGCAGTCTGGTATAATATCAACCATTCCGTACTGTTCTTCCATATCGGGGTCTAGTAGAATTTTTGCGCCTAATGGCATGGTATCACTCCTTTACGTCCAGTTTGTCTGCAAGTTTCTGAATTGCCATCGTGTTGTTGTTCAGAACCTCTGTGAGGTTGTGTATCTCTTCTTTATGGTTTTCAGTCTCCCTGTACCATAAATAAAAGGTTACTGCAAGGCACGCTACAGGTACACCTAAAGAGCTAAATAACTGGCTTACTGCCTGAATCCATTCCATATTGTCACCCCCTCTTTTGAATTGAGGGGAAGTGCTGTGAGCCAACCAAACTCATGTACACGGGTTCCGCCCGTCGGTTTTGTACCACTCCCCCTACAATGATAGAGTATCACATCTTGAAATAATTGTCAAGTAAATATTTTGATTCGATATCAGAAAAACTCACTAACCCGTCAAGGTACATCCCCCAGACCCATATGAACTTGTGCCGGAAAGCTGTTAAATCTCTTGTTGACGTGGAATAGGTGATCTGGGGTGAGCCTTGTAGGTGCTGTGTAATATACAGTTTTTCCTTGCTCTTGTGTGTGTATATGGTTATTTCTCCAACTGTCACAATGGGGACGTACTCATTTATGGGTTCAGATTTGATGTCCGAATAGTCCTCAGCATAGAAATCATTCTGAATTGACATCTTGTAAAAATCACTGTCTTTCCCAACCATTCTGTACACAGCCGTTTCAGATTTCGCCTGTGAAATCGGGGAGTTGGCAAGATTGATAAGGATAATACCTCTATCAGGCAAATAGCTAAATTCCTGCCCTGTTTTGTGCATATCAGTGACTTTACGGATTAAACCTAGTTTTGCGAATATGTCGCAGTTTGCGTTTTCGCTGTTTGATGCACATATGAGCTGCAAAGGCTTATCTCCCATAAGCTCTCGATTTCTGTTTATGGTTTCATATCCATTTAAGAGAGCGATTGTAGCGTTTTTTAACTGTGGTTCTGTCTTTTCCGGGATGAACTCGTCATAAAACATCAACTCAACGTCCGCTGCCCCGAAACCTCGTAAATTGGATATAGTACCGAGTGCTGCTGAGTAGCCTAGTGGTTCCCCCGAGTTTGTGTATTTTTTTGTTTTCTCGTCAAACGCTGTATCATAAAAACCTGAATACATTTTATTGATAGGTGACGGGGTGATACGTCTGTTACAGTCGGCATTGTATTGCTTAAACGGATTAAATTGTGGTGTGCGTATCATATCTATCTGAGTTTGTCGGGTGCGTAGGTAAATGAATTTTTTATTGTTTTCCACAGCGTGTTTCAAAATACCATAAGTTTTTCCCGTTCCTCTACCGCCCCATATAAAGATAAAAGGACACCCTGTTTCCAAGATGCCCCTTATATTCACATAACCGTTACTGTCGTACAGTTCGGGTTTTTTCATTTCACATAACCTGCTACTAAAAAGTTTCTTCCACGCTGTGATTTTTTGAAAAATACAGATACTTTTCGGAAGTCCTCTCCACATTTTTCAGCCATTGTGATAATGCGCTCGAAAGCCTGAATGAATGAGGTAGATGTCGTCACATAAACGCTACGTGTTTCCGCATCCTCGATTGACAGAGTTTTCACAACTTCGCCCTTTGCGTTTTCATCTTCGACAATAGCATAGTGGTCAAACTCCACAGTTGTTCCGGCAGTGTCGGAAAGACGGATTCTGTTCTCGTCCTCGAACATTGCATACATTAACTCCATTGTGTACTCGTTTTCCTGAATGTTTGTTTTAATAATTTCCATGATGTTTTCTCCTTTTTTTTTTTTTTTTTTTTTTTTTTTTTTTTTTTTTTTTTTTTTTTTTTTTTTT